TACACGTTGTTAGATAATTAATACAAAAGATGCAAATTATTGTAAAAATGTATTAAAATCACTAAAAAGGAAAAACATGAGTAAAATTTTATTAGGTGTTATTGGGGTTTTAGTCTTTATATGTTCGGTATTGTATTGGCAAAACTCAAGACTATCTGCTCTGAATGATGCTTTTGAACTCCGGGACGCCGAACAAAAGGCAGCCATAGAAAGTTTGCAAAATGATTTTGCTTTACAAACATCATCGTTACTAAACTTACAATCTAAAAATCAACAAATCGAAGCTGAAATGAGTAGATACTTGGACATATTTAAACGTCACAATCTAACTAAATTAGCGATAGCAAAACCTGGGTTGATTGAAACCAGGGCAAACAAAGGAACTAAAGATGTATTTGATAGCATTGAAAAAGACACTGTTGGCATTGACAGTCTTGACGATGGCTTGCAGTTGCAGCCTGATACCAAGTAAAAAAGTAGAAATAGTCACAAAGCCGATAGAAAGAAATATCGTACAACCGATATTACCCAGGGCCGTAGATCTTAAAGATCCATATTGGTATGTGGTATCAGAAAAAAACATAGAAGAGTTTTTACAAAGAGTTGAAAAAGAAGAGGGAGCTGTAGTATTTTTTGCGATGTCCGTACCAGATTACGAGTTGATGGCGTATAACATGCAAGAGCTTAAAAGATACATAAAAGAACTGAAAGAAGTTGTTGTGTATTACAGGACTGTCACAACTAAACCAGGAGAAAATAATGAGTAAATCACCAGACGCTTTTGTTTATAAATGTAAATTAAAATCTGTAACAGATGGAGACACTATAAGGCTAAAGACTATAGACCTTGGCTTCTCGGTGCAATTACACAATAAAGCCGTCCGTATAAATGGCATTGATACCCCGGAGAGCCGGATCAATATTAAGAGATACCCAGAAAGAGCTAAAGAAAAAGAACTTGGTTTACAAGCAAAACAAAAACTTAAAGATTGGTTGGTGGGAGATATTACAATTAGATCTTATGGAACAGATAAATATGGGAGAGTATTAGCGGATGTCTTTTGTGAAAAAGGTAACATCGCTGATTTACTTAAAAAAGAAAATCTTGCTGTCGATTATCACGGCGGCACAAAAGTTAAAAAATGGGGAGAGTAATATGGAAATATCACAAGAAGGCATCGCGCTTATAAAGCGTTTTGAAGGTTGTAAATTACAAGCATATAAATGCAGCGCGGGAGTACCTACCATTGGTTATGGATCAACACGCGGAGTCACTATGGATATGGAAATATCACAGGACAGAGCAGAGGCATTATTGCTAGAGGACATAGCGGATTTTGAAGAAGAAGTGAACAAATGTGTTGAGGTGCCCCTTTCGCAAAATCAATTTGACGCTTTAGTAGCCTGGACTTTTAATCTTGGTGGATCCAACCTTCGCAGCTCAACCATGCTTAAAGTTTTAAACAACAGCGAGTACGAAAAAGTGCCTAGCGAAATGAAACGCTGGAACAAGGCCGGAGGAGAGACGCTCCAGGGATTAATACGCAGACGCGAAGCTGAAAGTTTACTATTTAAAAATGAACCATGGCATGAAGTATAACGATGTGCAATACTACCCACAGGCCCATAGGCTTAGAGTTGGGTGGTTTATACGTCACTACCTGACCACCTAACTCGACTATGAGCGACGTATCGTACAAAGATTTTGACATATTATCTGAGCAAGACAAGGCAGAAGCCTTGGCCTTGTTGAACCGGTACGATCAACTAGAAAAACAAGATTCTTGCCAGAACGATTTTATCTCTTTCGTTAATCACATGTGGCCCGATTTTATAGAGGGCAGACATCACAAAATAATCGCAGATAAATTCAACAAAATAGCGGAGGGTAAGCTCAAAAGACTCATAGTATGTTTACCTCCTAGACATTCAAAATCAGAGTTTGCATCTACCTTTTTTCCGGCCTGGATGATGGGAAGACAAGGCAATCTCAAAATAATACAAACTACACACACCGCAGAGTTAGCTGTACGATTTGGTAGAAGAGTAAGAAACATAATAGATAGCGAAGAATATCAACATATTTTTCCAGAGTTACAGCTCCAGGCAGACAACAAATCAGCTGGTCGTTGGACCACAAACAAAGAGGGTGAATCCTTCTATGCTGGTGTAGGTGGTGCGATTACAGGTCGTGGTGCGGATCTGCTTATCATTGACGATCCTCACTCTGAGCAAGATGCCATGTCACCAAAAGCCATGGAATCAGCCTATGAATGGTACACCTCTGGCCCCAGGCAGCGTTTACAGCCAGGAGGCATTATTGTGATAGTAATGACCAGATGGAGCACCAAAGATCTAGTAGGCAATGTGTTAAAAAAACAATCAGACGAGTATGCGGATCAGTGGGAGGTTGTTGAGTTTCCAGCCATCATGCCAGAATCAGAAAAACCATTATGGCCAGAGTTTTGGAAGAAAGAAGAATTACTTAGCGTAAAAGCATCTTTACCTATATCTAAGTGGAACGCACAGTGGATGCAAAATCCTACAGCCGAGGAAGGATCTATAGTTAAAAGAGAATGGTGGAATAGATGGGAAGATGAAGATGTGCCGCCTTATTCTTATGTGATACAGAGTTACGATACCGCTTTTTCTAAAAAAGAAACAGCTGACTACTCGGCAATAACAACCTGGGCAATATTTAACCGGGGCGATGAAACTGCGGACGAAATCATATTACTAGATGCGAAAAGAGTTAGGTGTGACTTCCCAGAATTAAAAAAAATGGCACTAGAAGAGTATAGATATTGGGAGCCGGATTGCGTACTAATTGAGGCTAAAGCATCTGGAACACCATTGACACAAGAGCTAAGAAGAATGGGAATACCTGTAACAGCTTACTCTCCAAGCAGAGGTCAAGACAAGATAGCCAGGATGAATAGTGTAGCTCCAATATTTGAATCAGGAATGGTTTGGGCCCCAGAAGACGACTTTGCAGATGAAGTAATTGAAGAAATGGCATCGTTCCCGTTCGGCGATTATGACGACTTTTGCGATAGTGCTACAATGGCTTTGATGCGTTTTAGGCAAGGTGGTTTTATATCCTTGCGCGAAGATTATGAAGACGAGGTGAAATTATTAAAAACGAACAGGACAGTATATTATTGAGAATATACCTAACTAGGTTTGTTTTCGATGGTAAAGAATATGCCGGACCGGACATTCATGCGGAAAACATGGAGGACGCTGAATTGATAGCTGAGTATAGTGGTTTAATAGTAGACGGAGAGTTGACAGACATAGTGGATTTGGATTTAGATACCAGACCAAGGGTGTTACACTAAAATAATATGGCGATAGAAAAACAATTAGGAACAGAAGATACGCAAGTTAGATCCATGGGATCTGCTGTAGAAATACAACCAGATACCAGTAGAGAAGATCAAATAAGAGAAGCGGCTGAAATATTAGTTGCTAATGAAGAAGTTTTAATTGACGACGAAATAGCCATAGACGAACCGCAACTTGGTTTCAATGCCAATTTAGCAGAGGCTTTGCCAGACGATATATTAGGTAGCATAGCCAACGACTTACTTAGCTCTATAAAAGGAGACAAGCAATCTAGGAGTGAATGGGAAAAAACATATACAGATGGATTGAAATATCTGGGTATGAAGTTTGACGAGGGTAGATCCCAACCATTTGAAGGAAGCTCAGGTGTGATACACCCGATCTTGGCAGAATCCGTTACTGCTTTCCAGGCCCAGGCTTATAAAGAAATGTTGCCGGCAAAAGGTCCAGTAAAAACAGAGATAATCGGTGCCAGGACCATAGAAACAGAAAACCAGGCTGAAAGAGTACAAGAGTTTATGAACTATTACATTATGAATGTAATGGAAGAATATGATCCAGAGCTAGATCAAATGTTATTTTATTTACCTCTAGCCGGATCTGCATTTAAAAAGGTTTACTTCGATTTTGTCCTTAATAGGGCCATGTCTAAATTTATACCTCCAGAAGATCTTATTGTGCCTTATGAGGCAGCAGATATAAGCTCTGCTGAAAGAATTACACATGTTATCAACATGTCTTCTAATGAAATCAAGAAACAACAACTTACTGGTTTTTATGCAAACGTAGATATTGGATCTGACGGGTATGCAGATGATATGTCTGAAATCGAAGAGGCCATAGACGAAATACAAGGTATATCGCCGTCATACAAAGAAAATAGAAACAGAACAGTATATGAAGTACATACAGTGCTTGATATAGAGGGTTACGAAGACAGAGACGCAGAGGGTAATACTACAGGATTGAAACTACCTTACATCGTTACCATAGAAGAATCCTCACAGGCAGTCCTTAGCATAAGAAGAAACTACTTAGAAAACGATCTTCTTAAAAATAAGATTAATTATTTCGTTCAGTACAAATTTATGCCAGGACTCGGATTTTATGGTTTAGGGTTATCACACATGATTGGTGGTCTGTCCAAAGCATCTACTTCAATACTTAGACAACTCATAGACGCTGGAACGCTTGCGAATTTACCAGCTGGTTTTAAAGCAAGAGGTATGAGGATCAGAGACGAGGACGAACCATTACAACCCGGAGAGTTTAGGGACATCGACACAACAGGTGGATCCTTGAAAGAAAACTTAATACCTTTGCCTGTAAAAGAGCCAAGCGCTGTTTTGATGCAGCTATTAGGCTTATTGATAGACTCTGGCAAAAGATTTGCAGCTGTGGCTGATATGAACATAGGTGATGTGAACCAGGCAATGCCAGTAGGCACCACTGTAGCTTTACTAGAAAGAGGCACGAAGGTTATGAGTGCCATCCACAAAAGGCTACATTATTCACAGAAACTAGAGTTTGGTTTATTGGCCAAAGTGTTTGGTGAATCTTTACCTCCCGTCTACAACTTCCAGGTAGGATCTGGACAGAATCAAATCAAACAACAAGACTTTGACGATAGGGTAGACATTGTACCGGTATCAGATCCAAACATATTTTCACAAAGTCAAAGGGTTACTTTAGCGCAAGAACTGTTGCAGATGGTACAGTCTAATCCACAAGTACATGGTCCTTTGGGAATATACGAGGCATATAGAAGAATGTATGCAGCTTTGGGAGTAGATAATGTTGATTCACTATTGTCACCACCTCCAGACATGACACCAAGGCCAGTTGACGCTGGATTAGAAAATGCAAGTTTATTGATGGGCCAACCAGCTCAAGCCTTTCCAGAACAGAATCACCAGGCACACATAGACACACATAGAAGTCTTTTTTTTACAGATCTTGTAAAAGACAGTCCACAAGTGCAAGCATTAATAATAAGTCACTGCATGCAGCATTTACAATTCCTGGCGTCACAACTTGCCCAGGAGCAAATGCCAGATGAAATGAAACAAAGAATTGCAGAGATACAAGCGCAGATGCAACAAGTATCACCAGAAGAAGCACAGATGATTGGTCAACAAATACAAATGATAAATGAGCAGTACAGCTCTAGTATTATGGCCCAGCTGGCCAATGAATTTTTACAATCTATTGGTATGAATAGCGGTGGCGATCCTCTGGTTGATATAAGAAAACGTGAGCTAGATCTAAAAGATAAGGAGCTTGACATAGAATCACAACAGTTTGAAAGCAAGCAAAATCAAAGATCTCAAGAGAAATCATTAGATGCAGAGTTGCAACTTGAGCGTATGAATGTGCAAAAACAAATAGCAGATGATAAACTTGAGGTAGCGATAGACAGATTAAAAACAAATACAGATCTCAAATTGCTTGAATTAGAAAATAAAATTAAGGGGATATTATGACAACTTCTTACAAACTAGATGCTATCAAAGAGCTGAAAGCACAAAAGAAATTAGCTCGTGCACAAGAAGCAGCAGATCTAAAAAAGGCCAGGGAAGAGGCAGATAAAAGGGACCAAGAAAACCAAGCTCGTATAGCAAAAAAAATGGCTAGAATAGAAGCTGGTTTACCGGTAGAAGATCCTGTTGAAAAAAAGCCTGTAGAGAAAAAAGAAACAGTTAAGAAAACTGTAACTAAGAAAGCATCAAAGCCGGTGGCTCAAAAAAAAGCACCAGCAAAAAAAAGAGGAAGGCCTAAAAAGTCTAAATAATGGACGAATTAACAGTTTTAGATTTCGTAAAGAAAAGACTTACTGATCGAAAAAATCAGATAGAAGAGACACTTATGTCCGGAAGCCTAAAAGATATGGAACATTATAAATATTTGCAAGGCGAGCTAAGTGTCATATACTACTTGGAAGACGAAATAAGTGACTTAGGAAAACAATTATAATGTCAGAAGCAATAAAAAAAGATACGAGTATAGAAAAGGTAGCAGAAGCGTATATAGATCCGGAAGAAAGAGTCCTGGATCCAGAAAAATTAGATGCTTCCATATTAGAGCGTATGCCACAACCCACTGGTTGGCGTATGTTGGTTTTACCTTATTCGGGTAAAACAAAAACGAAAGGTGGGATTCTACTAGCAAATGAAACAGTTAGTCGTGAGGCATTGGCTACAGTCGTAGCGTATGTGGTCAAACAAGGACCGCAATGTTACAAAGACAAAGCCAGATTCGGAGATAAACCTTGGTGTGAAGAAAAACAATGGGTTTTAATAGGGCGCTACTCTGGCTCTAGGTTTAAACTTGAGGATGGTGCAGAGGTAC